AAAAGCAATGCTATGCCGTTACCATGCTCCGCCAACCGTTTAACAAATTTCTCAATAAGCGGACGGGAATAAGGAGGATTAAGCCAAACACGACCTTCCCATTTCCGAGATAATCCATCTATATTCTTGTCGTACATCACAACAGCCGTCCTCCACAATGGATTTAAAGGTGCACATGGGTCTAAATCAAACCTTCCTAACGCATTTATAATTTCTTTTGGCGTGTACCATTCATCAGTAGCAGTAGCCGTTCTTTCAAAGGTTGTATTCATTTCTATCTTGTTTTGAGGGTTATTCTTCTTCAAAATCTTCAATTTCAAATTCCCAATCCATAGCATCATTTTGCCGAATGTTGTCAGTTAACCATTCAGCAGCTTCCGCAAGTTCGGGCTGCCCATTTATGCTACACTCATCAGGCATAGGAACATCTCCACCTCTATCGTAGCATTCGCCTAAAGCGTTATACACCTCATCTGGAACTTCTACATTACCAAGCCCAACTCTATAAGTTACCTTGATTGTTAAATCTTTAATTGTTTTCATATCTTATCTTTTTAAATTATTTTCTTATTACAACTGCCATAGTACTAACAGTAGTTCCACTTTCCTTGAATTCACCGGCTTCAATTTCAAAAACTTCTCCATGCAGTTCTTCCAACCATTCCCGGAACTCAATACATTTCTTTTCAGACGCGAATTTCCAATGCTGACTAGTTATAGCCGCAAGAATTCCACCTTCTTCCAAGCGTTCATACATAAGTCTTACATGGTCAATATCCTGATTACCGGAAAACGGAGGATTAGCAATAATTTTAGTATAATGTCCTACACTATCTTTCGTAAAATCTTCATCAAGCAATATTACGTTATCAAGTGTATGAAGAAACTCTCTGTTTTCTGGCATCAGTTCATAGCATTCAACTGTTACTGACGGGCACGACCGGTGAATAGCTTTTATCAGAGCACCACGTCCGGCACTTGGTTCCAACACTGTATCAGTCTCGTTTATTCCACCAGCAAGCATTACCAGCCAGTCTGCAATATCAGCAGGCGTTTCAAAGAATTGAAAATCTTTTTGTAAATCGCATCGCTTACCTTCTTTCAAGATGGAGAACACACGTTCGGGATTAAAAGGAAATGTGAATCCCTGTATCTTACCTCCCTGCCATGAGCCGCCAGCTTCTTCTATCCATTTCTTTGCTTCAGCATAGGATTTCTTATTGAATTGTACTTTCGGAAGTTTAAGAACACTATCCTCAAGAGTACAATGTTTCAGTATTTCTTCCACATTCCATTTCTTACCTTCATCAGCCTGCTTTTTCTTTTCATCAACTGGAGCGTCTGGCGCTAACAGTGAAGATATTTTCGCAATAACCATATTACTCGCATCCATGAAAGTATTAACACAGGAAAGCGCTTCCATAAGAAATTCAGTATCAACATATCCAGCAGCGTCATAAACATCTATGCCTTCAGTCATATCCGATAATTCGTTGAGCTGGACTACACTACCACGTAACATTTTTATTAAATTCTCTTTGTTGTTCATCATAACTTTTTTGTAAATAAATTCTTGTTGTATCTACACTACCATGACCAAGAATGTCTGCTAATTGAATTACATCTTTGGTTTTCTTCAGAAACATTTTAGCAAAGAAGTGTCGGAAGGCATGCGCGTGCATTTTTTTTGAATCGATATCACAATGTTTACCCCATGCTTTCAAATGCTGAGAAAAACCTCTCTGAGTCAACGGTCCGAATCTCCCGACAGCAAGAGTACCGGACTTGCCTGCCTCCTTTATATAGTCCTTCACCTCCCGCTGCAATCGCTTCTGGAAAAAGAAACGCCGATACTTGTTTCCCTTCCCCTTCAAAACAACTTCGCCGGTCGCTATATCCTCCCACGTGAATTGTTGAAACTCCGAGAGCCGGGCTCCTGTAGTACCCAATATCTTAATGAAGAAATAATAATCCCTATTGTTTTTTGTCTTCAGATACTCCAGTAACCGATTATATTCCTCTTCTGTCGGCACATTGTTTACATCCAACTTTCGTTTCATTTTAGGTCGTTTCAATTCAATAGGTTTCTTCATCCATTTGGAAAATTTCTCAATGGCTGTAATACGTAATCGAATGGTAGCTGGAGAGAGTTTTTCCTCTTCAAGGCTTTTTATAAATCGCCTGCAATTCTCCATATTGACCTCATTGGCATACTCAAAATATTTCTTCATGGATGTGTAATATATATCAACTGTATGAGAAGAGTAATCATTGTTATCGGTCAGCCATATAATGAAATCATGAAGTTGTTTCTTGTTTTTCTCTGAAATGACATCAAGTTTCTCCAACGGTTTCACCCTCTTTTCCCTCTTCCCATATCCAATGTTGAGAAAGGACAATAGATCGCATATAGCTGAACACATTAATGAGTGACGCACCATGACATCAGCATTTTCACGCTTGTAGTTCAAATAACCACGGCGGTTCACTTCCTTGGTCACCTCTAAAAAATCCGTGACATGCTTGATATATTTCCCGACAGTGTCATAAGTCTTTCCTGTCGTGTATATGTAAGAAATATAATCAGTTAAAATCTTCTGCCTGTCATTATTCATAGCCCTGTTTGATTAAATCATACCAATCGTTACTATCCTCGAAAAAACATCTGTATCCATTGGCAGTATGTTTGCCTCTTACTTTCCGGCATATAGCACTGACCAAAGAAGGAGCCACGCCAATCATTTTACCAGCCATTTGTATCGAAGAGAATACTCCACATAATTTCCCATCCTTTATCAAAACCACACTCTTTTTATTCATGCCTGCTCCAGTCTTATGCCACGCACCACGCCCTTTAGACAGATTCTTTATGCTTCTGACTCTGGAACGTTTTGAATGATAAACCATTTTACGACCTTTGTTGTGAGGAACACAACCTTTTAAAAATTGTCCGGTAATAAAGTTTCTCTCAGATCGTTCAGGCGGTATATACAATTCATTCATTTTTCTTTTATTCATATCTATTATATTTTGAGTGTTATTGTTTTTCTTCATCCTTCAAAAAGCCACTCCGGTCAGGATATACCTTTTGTTCCAGTTTCTCCATTTCTTCAATAGCTTTATAGGCATTGTTTATATCATCCTCACGATATGGATTATTAGGATTATCGCCAAATAAACCATATATGACCTTGTATGAGAGCATGTGAGCACGTTGTCTATCAATATACTTTTGTTCACAAGTTGCGGTTCCGTCAAGTGTCCCACCCAAACTGTTTGCAACAGTCATAAGCCTTGCTAATAATTCTTTTTGAGTTTTCTTCATTCCATGTTCTGTTATTAGTTAAAAATATGCGCAAATACACTCTTCTCGTCAGACAGCTCAAGATTTAACTGGGACGGGAAACACTTGATGTAATTGTAGAATTCAAACATCTTCTTGTCGTCGTCACCGCAGCGATCTATCAGCAGCTTGATGAAGGCAAGGAGACAGTCTGAGTCGTTTCCGAAGTTCTCCTGAGTAGAAAGCTGGGTCTTATCTACATCTTGTTTCAGCCGGCGTATAGCTGCTATCGCCGTGTTGAAGTTATGCTTGGCATCGTGACGTAAATCATAACCTTGCTTTTTCATTTCACTTCTCATATCAAGGAGAAGAGTTTCTACGACATCTGCCAACACATACGTTAAGTTGAGGGTCGTATTAAGATTTGTTGTTCCTACTAGCATAATTTATGTGTTATAACATTAAACATTTCTTTTGCTATCTGACGTGTAAAACTTATCAAGATTCTACTTTTGCTTGACAAACTTTCTTTGACATAGCATTTCAGATATACTGTTGGAAAGCTCCAAAGCCTTTATAGCTTCTTCATCGCCATCTTTAGCTCTTGATTCAAGTTCAGCACGATATTCCTCATAAAACAAGCCATTCGTCGGCTTGGCTTCTTCTGCATTGTGAGCTTTATGTTCGTTATATGACTGATTATCAGCAGTAGAGCAACGCTCTTTATTGTATTCCTTAAACCAGCTCATAATAACTTGACCGTCAATGCGATTATATATCTTGCCATACTTCATCTTCATAGCATTTTTAAAGCACAACTTGATATCGTCCAGTTTCATGTATGCATATTCCTCAATAATCAGATCTACGGTCATTGCAACTTGAACATCAGACATCGTTTCTGCTGCATTAAAGAATTCTAATGCGTCAGCTAGTAGATATACTACTGCTGCACGAGCTTTTGTCTCTCCAAGATTCTTAATTATAGTCCCAATCAAAGGTTCATGGGAAAGAAATACGTCTTCAATCCTTCTTGGATTCAGCGCCTTGCAGTATTGCTCCGGCGAGTTGCTTAAGGCGGCTAACTGACTCCCTTCTTGTTGTCGCAGTATCAGCTCGTTTTCCATTATAATTTCCCTCCAGTATCTTTGTATAATTAGCTTGTTTAAATATCCAATCAAAATCACATTTCCAGTTGTGGTCATTGCCCCCGAGGAGAAAAGAACTTTGAAGCACAAGGTTAAATACAGTTCTAATGCTTTCTTTGCCGTATTGGGCTATACGTGCTTTTACTGCTTTCTTCCGTGTTTCAGTCATTGATTTTATAGCCGGAAGCTTATCTCTAAACAAGCTATTATACCAATTCATCAAACCTACCCAATCAATTTTTTGGGAGTGGGACAAAGAAAGCTCGTCTTTCTTTTCTTCTCCGTTAGGAGAAGTTTCTTTATTATTTTCCTTTTCTTTTCTTTTCTTTCTATTTACTTTTACTTTACTTTTACTTTGTTCATTATCGCTATGATTAATTGAATTATTTGTGCAATTAATTGAATTGTTTGCACAATTAATTAAATATTCGGGGATAATAGTCGTTTCTTTGCGTTGATAAGTAGCAAGAAGAAATCTCTTTTGAATGCCAGAAGATGTGAGTATTTTATATTTCTCATAAAGTTCCTGATCGAAAAAACCAACCTGTAATGATTTTATCAAAACTTCTTTTACTGCGCCCTCGGAAACCCCAACTGTGTCAGCAATAACAAAAGGCAAATCTTCGTCCCACAAAATGTAATACCCTTCATCCTTGTAGATATTACACAGCAGGCAAATAAGTATAGAAGTAGATTGAGACCCACAGGCCCGTGATATCTTTCTTATCTTAACATCTGTAAAGAAACCAACATCCATAGGGAAATAATCTATTCCCTGCTTTGTAGGTCTTCCAGCCATAATATGTTTAATTAATACGCATGAATACAATTTCTCTTACTATCAGCGACAAAACGCCGTTTGAGTATAAAACAGTAGGCAACACGTGGATTTCCCTTGGCTGTGGGAACAATAGTTCCATTATTGCATTTTGCGCAAGTATCTGGGCGGATAACTTGCTTGTCTGATTTCTTTTTCATATCTATTTTTCTTTTAAATAATCTGTTACTACAGCGATAAATTCTTCCAAGGAGCGAACGATAACATACTTCGCTCCGATACTATCAAATTCCTTTTGATAGGCTTTTTGGTGATCGCTTTGTCTTCCTGTCCTAGTCTTTAATTCAATTCCCATAAAAGGATAATACTTGTTAGGGATCAACATAAGTAAGTCAGGGAAACCGGCACGTACTCCCATCTGTTTAAACTTCGCAGCTTCGATAGCATTCCGTTTACCGCCATTAGGAGAATGATGCAACCTTAGCCTATATTGAGGATATTGTAAATCGAACCAGCAAACACAAGCTCTTTGCAAATCATCCTCTTCATGTTTTGGCTTCTTGCGGATGTTT